ATAAAAACATGGAAGAAAAGAAACATCCTGGTCAGCCTGCTAAATATAGCTCACCAAAAGAGTTAAAAGAAAAGGCAGATGAATACTTCGAAGAAGCGATTGGCAAAGGCTGGAAGATAACAATAACCGGCTTAGCTTTGTGGTTAGGATTTGAGAGCAGGCAATCAATTTATGACTACGAGAAACATGGGGAATTCTCTTACGTTATAAAAAATGCGCGAATGAAAGTTGAAAATGCTTATGAAAGCCGTTTATATGATAACAACGCTGGAGGTGCAATATTTGCGCTTAAAAATATGGGCTGGAGAGATGAAAAGAGTTTTGATTTGAAAGGTGAACTTTCAATCATACTTGTTGATGAAGATGAAGCAGAACAAAACAATTAAGATGAAAAAGTACCAATCCGGTTTTATGCGGAGTAAGGCCAGATTCCCTGCAATGGTGTCAGGATGGGGGACAGGAAAGACGATGTTTGTATGTTGCCTAAAGCCTGTAAGGGAATGTCAAAAGTACCCTGGTAATCAATGGTTGATTGTTCGTAAGGAGATGACAAGGCTGGAGGATTCTACCATACCTGACTTTGAGAAATATACCAATCTAAAAGTCGATTCTTCTCATAATGTTATTATTCGCAATTCTGCTTGGCCAAGAGAGGCGCCAGATTCAGTTATAATGTTTCGCCATGGTACACAAATCAACAATGTTGAAGTTTTGGAAAATATGAACTTGGGCGGTTTTTCGATTGAAGCAGCCCACGAGTTTGACAATGACAAAGAGTTTCAGACGTTAAGAGGCCGACTAAGACGTCAAGATGTGCCACACTTTGGATGTATTGGAGCTAATACCAAAGGTCATAACTGGATATGGAAGTTATGGAAGCAGAAATATTTGACGTTACCAAGTAATGAGTCTGTTCTTGAATTGATGGAAGCTACTGGATGGAGTAAAGAGGATGTCATTGCTTCCTTTGACCCTGCCCAATATGATTTATTTGAGGCCACAACTTTTGATAATCAATCCAATTTACCGCGCGATTTTATCGAAGATAAGATACGACTAAAAACTGAAGCGCCTCGACTATTCAATCGTCTTGTAATGAATTCCTGGGATGAGGAGGAAGAATCCCTGATTTACGGCAAGGAGGTCAATAAGGTTATTGCTGAAGGTCGTCTTTGCAATGTTCCTTACGACCCTTCATATCCAGTCTATAGTTTCAGCGACTTGGGGATAGACGACCCGACCGCTATTTGGTTCATGCAGTACATCGGTAAAGAGGTTCGTTGGATAGACTACTATGAGGCCAACAACGAGCCGCTCGCGCATTACTGGAAGGTCGTACAGAACAAGGCTTACGCTTACGCAAAGCATTATTTTCCGTTTGACGCTGGCTCTCGGAGCTTACAGACTGGCATTACGACAGCAGAGCAGGCTCGCAGGTTGGGCTGGAAGGTAGAAGTACAGCCGAGAGTAGATGTTCTGCCGGGCATTGAGTTTGTCAGGGCGGTACTTAACCAGAGCTGGTTTGACTCAGACAAATGCAGGCCAGGCTTTGAGGCATTGCAGGCATATCGCTGGCAGAAGAATGAGCGGCTATCCACAGAGGAACATCCGGTTTATCACGAAGAGCCGATACACGATTGGAGCAGCCACGCCGCCGATGCGATGCGGTATGCTTCCTACGTTATCCAGCTTCACAAGGATAGTTTATACAAGCCGAGGACGTTTGATTTTCCGAGGGAGCACAAAAAGCCGATGGTGGCAAGGAATTTGATTTATGCCCGTTGAAAACGAACAAGATTTAGTTCAGCGTCACATAAAGCGATATGAAAGGCTCAAAGGCGATAGGGGAACGTGGGAGTCTCACTGGCAGGATGTTTGCAATTATACTTTGCCGATTAAGGCCACGATAACCGGTTCGAGGACTCCAGGCCAAGAGACTGAGAATAAATTGTTCGATTCTACGGCGGTGGATTCCAATGAGAAGTTCGCTACGGGCATGTATAACTATATGACTCCGCCTGGCAAGCGGTGGTTTATGCTGACGACAGGTGATGGTGAGGAGGAAACCTCTCAAGACAAGGATATGATGTCTTCGGCGACTGAGATTTTGCATGAGCAGATAAATATATCCAATTTCCCGATGGAGATATTCGATGACTACCTTGATTTAGGTACTATCGGAACGGGCAATATATATGTGGATAGAGGCGACGAGACGCCATTGTGCTACCAGACAAGGCACATTTCGGAGTATGTTATCGCCGAGGACGCCTATGGCCGCGTGGATACGTGCTATCTTAAGTTCAAGCATACGGTTCGACAGGCCATTCAGAGATTCGGCAAGGAGATATTGGGTCAGAAGATTTTAGAGGCCTTTGAAGCGGGCAAGCTGGACGATAACTTTGACTTTTTGCACGTTCAAGCCCCTAATGAGAATTACAACGAATATTCACGGGTCAGGGACAACTGGAACATGCCCTTTGATTCCTTATGGATTTCCCTGATAGATAAGAGGCTGGTTAAGAGGTCTGGTGTTAGGAATTTACGCTATATAGTTCACAGGTTTATGAAGGGCACAGGGGAGCTTTATGGCCGCAGTCCAGGCATGAAGAAGCTGCCGGAAGGAAGAACACTGAATGAATTAGTTAAATTAGTTCTTGCCAATGCGGAAATGATAGTGGCGCCTCCAGTTATGTCGCCAGATGGTATGTTTGACCCTGATGAGCCAATTACGATTCAGCCAAATGGCATTATTCAATATAAAAGCGGAATGATGGGTGCTAAACCAGAAAAATGGCCTGGTGGCGGGGATATTAAGCTCGGCCTGGATATGGAGAACCAGAAGCGGGAATCCATAATGCGGGGCTTTTACAACGACATATTCCTGATTTTGTCGGACGAAAAGAAAAGGACGGCAACCGAAGTATTGGAGATTATGCAGGAGAAGATGAATCTTTTATCCCCGAATTTCGGACGTCTAAAAACTGAGCTTTATGACCGGCTTGTCGAAGTATCCCTGCATATTTTATTGGAGTCGGGTGTTTTGCAGCTTCCGGTCGGCCTTCAGTACCGGATTGAGTACATATCGACCCTGGCCCTGGCCTTGAAGTTCAATGAGATTAGGGCGTGGGGTAATGTCTGGGCGTCCATAAGCCCGTTGATGTTACTTGACCAGTCGGTTCTTGACAATTATTCGCTGGACGAAATATCGAGAGGTATTGCGGAGAATGAGGGCTTGCCTACCAAGTGGCTTCGGTCGATAACGGAAAGGGATGCGATAAGGGCGCAAAGGCAGAAGCAGCAGCAGGCTATGGCGGCCTTGCAGATAGCCCAGGCAGCGGCCAAGACATATCCGAGCATTACGAAGAAGGCCGAGGCGGGCAGTCCGGCAGAGAAAATAATGGCAGGGGCAGCGTAAATGGCGAAACGAAAATCCAATAAAGTCAAACAACATAGAGAATATGTGAATTTAGTTGTAAAAATCGTTAAGTGCTTACAGGAATCGGTTGATAAAGCAAACAAATGATAATGGCAAAGGCAGCGTAAATGACTGACAAAGAAAAAGCGTTGATAATTGACTTTCACGAATGTTTCGGCACAGAGGCTGGCAAGCGTGTATTGGCCGACCTTCAGAAGCAGGCGTTTTTCCGCTCGACTGTCCCTATGAATATGCCCGCCGAGGAAGTCAAGCAGCACGCAGGCTCAAGGAATGTCATAATTTACATAATGGATATGCTGGATAAGGAGATACCGGCTTGAAAGTAGGCGATTATGTTATTCCGGCTGATTGCAAAGATAAAGTTGTTCCTTGCCGAGTTTTGGCCATAGAGGATTCGGGAAATAATGGAGAACTTCAAAAAGTTTTAATTGAGTTACCTTATTTTGAATTGACGAGATATTACGCGATAAATGAATTGCAAGTAATAAGCTCAGACGAGTTTTTTGATTGTTGTTTTAACGGATTCTCAATAAGAATACAGGGAGGGAGAGAATTGATTGTATGATAGACAGAAAATGTGAAACTTGTGATTGGTGGCTTAAGGCGGATGATGGTAAGGGTTTTTGTCATAGATGGCCGCCCGTACCATATCCGATGTTCCAACAGCAGCCGAAGGTAATCGGCTCAAGTATCAACGCAAATGTCGGGCAGATTTCTATGTTTCCGATAATCGGAAAGGACGATTTTTGTGCTGAATGGCGCAATGATAATAATGGAGAAAGCTAAATGGAGTATCTAAAAGTTGAAATCATACCTGAGAAGTTTCATAACCGAACTATGCGAAGGTTGAAAATAAGAACAAAAATTTCCGGGAAAGAATTGGTCTCAACAGAAGAAATATGCAACCCGGATGATTTAGTATCCTTTTTTGACCAAATATGGGATTGCGCTAAGAAAAAAATCTTAAAACTGCTCAAGGAAGATACTTAATAATGGAGGGGGATTGATTATGCCTTGTGACAAGGGTAAAGAAAAGAAAAAGCATGTTTATAGTAAAGCACAGGCTGGTTTTTTCGGTGCTGTTGCTGCTGGAAAATCGACCAAGAAAACTACTATGACGCGGGCGCAGGCAAGACATCATTTGAGAGGTGAAAAGATTAAAGGCTTACCGAAGCGTATAAGAAAGCGCAAGCGCAGCAGAAAAACACTTTTAACATAAACGAGCAGAGAAATAATGAGA